CCCCCGCCGTACGAGAGCGGCCACAGGAGGCCGTGCGGCGCGTCCGCGTGCCAGCCGAGCGCCCCGGCGGACGCCCCCGGCGAGAGGTACGCGCGGTGGGGCGTGGTGCCGTAGCGGCGCGGGTCGGGGCAGACGATGGTGATTGTGCCGGTCTGCGCCCTCGTGCGGCGCACCTTGCCCCACGACACCTCGACGTAGCCATCAGCCCGGGTCTCCTCCGAGCCGTCTCGCACGACGATTGGCACGATGCGGTGCGCGAGCGCCAACAGCTGTCTCCTGTGGGCGGCCACCGCGTCCGAGTCCGGACCGGCCGCCATCACGCCGATGGTGACGGTCCTCGCCGAGTAGAGCACGGCGGACGGGCCGACGGGGAAGGCCCCGTCACCGGCGGCGCGCTCCGAGAGCGACACCTTCGCCTGCGGGGTCTCGAACCAGCCCCTGACGCCGGTGTCCCAGTCCACATAGAGGCCGTCTGGGGTGCGCCCGTGGGTCTGCCCGTCTATGGCCACGCCACCCACTGTGACGGAGAATGGACGGTATCCCACGCTACACCCCCTGGGCAGCGCTCATGAGCGACCTTGCCGCTATGGTGCCGGCGACGTAGACGTCCTCGCGCTCGTAGATGTTGTTGGTGACGTTCTGGATGACCGTGCGCCCGCCACCACCACCGATGCGGCCGGCGACGCCCTCCGCGATCACGTCGGCGAAGGGTTGGCTGTAGCGGCGGTTGGTGAGCGGCACGATGTGGGTGCCGTCGTAGTACTCTGCCCCCGCCTCACCCACGAGGTCGTACGGCGTGACCATGGTCGGGCCGGTGTAGATGGCCCCGTCCGCGTGGGCGCGCACGCCGCCGGCGGCGTTGAGCCTCACACCCCCTGCGGCGTTGCCGGTGACCGTGTGCACGACCGCTGTCCACGCGCCGTTGGTGAGCGTCCAGAGCTTGTCGAGCAGCCCCTGCACGCCGGACGAGGCCGTGGAGACGCCGCTGGTGGCGACGGTGGCCGTGTACGTGCCCTCCACCATGCCGAGCCTGGTCCTCAGGTCGCGGGCATTGCCCGTCTCGGCCTGTGTCGTGCCGTTGGACGTGACGTCGAAGCTCTTGCCCGCGACCTCGGTGGCGCTCAGGTGGTCGACGCCCGCCTGCTCGACCGAGATGGTGCCGTCGTCGTTGACCGCGAAGCTCTTGCCGTCGATGGTCATCGCGCCGAGGTCCCACACCTTGCCGGACTCGTCGGTGATGGTGCCGTCGTCGCCGACGGTGAAGGTCTTCGGGTCGAGCCCCAGGGAGTTGAAGGTCTCCAGGGTCTGCGTGAGCGTGCCCATGTCGCCGCCCGCGCTCTCCACGAGCCGCGCGAAGGCGGCAGAGCCCATGGCCGCGAGGGTGTCCGTGGATATGCCGGCGGATGCCGCTGCCCCGGCCAGCTCCTCCAGCGAGAATCCGGTGTCCGAGAGCGCGTCCGCCCACCCGTCGGTGCTCGTCAGGAAGTCGCTCATGGCCTGTCCGGCGTCCGTGCACGCGACCTGCGCGAGGCCCATCTGCTCCGCCCACTCGGCGGTCTCCTCGTTTGCCGCGTCGAGCGACGCGTTGGCATCGTCGAGCTTCTTCTTGTACCCGTCGGTCTGCGCCGATATGGTGGCGGTAGACTTGGCGGCCTCGTCCGTCATCCCCGGCAGCTTCTTGGCGTCCTCGTAGTACTCCTGCCAGGCGTCGTCGTATTCCTTTTGCGCCGCCGTGGCGTTCTTCTGCATCTCCATCTGGTTCTTGAGCGCCTCGGTGTACAGCTCCTGCGTGGCGTTGACCCTGGCCTCCTCCTGCTTCTTCTTGATGAGGCCGTCTATCTCGCCCTTCAGGTCGACTATCGCGCCGCTCTGGTCCTCGTACTCGCCGGTGAGCACCTCTGCGGCGGTGTAGCTGGTGCCAAGCTCGTCGTTGAGTCCCTTGAGCGCCCACTCCAGGAGCGCCGTGTCCTCCGCCGAGGCGCTGCCCTTGCCGGCGAGCCGGTCTATGACGTCCTGGTACTGCCCAAGCATCGATATGCTGTCGTAGGCATCGTCCCGGATGCCAGCCATCGCGTCGTTGTGCTCCTTGATGGCGTCTGTGAGCTCCTTGGTGTCCATGGCCGCGTCCTGCGCCATGCCGCCCCAGTCGGTGACGGAGCGGGAGCCGTCCGCGAGCCTAGAGGAGGCGTCCTCGGAGCTGTCGGCCATGTCGCCGAGCGAGTCCGCGAAGTCGCGGTCGGTCTTCCAGGCGTCGTACGCCTTGAGGCCGAGCGCCACCACGGCGGCCACGGCGAGGCCCACCCCGCCTGCCGCCAGCTTCCCGCTGGCGCCGGTCACCTCGAGCGCGTCGCCGAGGTTCCCCATGACCTCGGTCGCCGACCTCAGCTTTCCGAAGGCGCTCACGGCCTTGCCGACGCCACCAGCCACGGAGCCAATCGCGCTCACGGCCTTGCCGCCGACGGTGAGCAGCGGGCCGGCTGCGGCCGCCATGGCAGCGGCCTGGATGACCGCGCCCTGCTCCTCCTTGGACATGGAGGAGAAGGACTTGGCCGCGCCCTCTATGGCGTCCGTGACGGGCTTCGCGGCGTCCACCGCGTCGAGCGCGGCGTCCGCGAGCGGGCCGCCCACCTCCTCGGCGACGGCCGTCACGCGGTTCTTGAGCACCTCCGCCTTGGAGGCCAGGGAGTCGTTGCGGTTGGACACCTCGTCCTGCAGCGCAGTGTTTTTGCTCCACTCGTCGTTCGACAGGCTCACTGCGCGGGAGAGGAGGTCTGAGTTGCCGGCCAGACGACGCAGGAAGTCGCTCTGGCGCGTCTCGGTGATGCCGAGCCCATCCAGGATGACGTTGAGGTCCTCCCCCGACGCCTGGGCGTCCGACATGCCCCTGACCACGGCCTCGAAGGTGCCCGTGGCGTCGGTCTGCCAGGCGCTCTTGAACTCGTCGACGGACATGTGGGCGAGGTCGGCCCACTTCTGCAGCTGCTCGCCGTTGGTCGAGACCTGCATCCCGATCTCGTTGACCGTCTTCGAGAAGGCGGTGCCGCCAGCCTGCGCCTCCATGCCGAGCGACGCGGTCGCCGCCGCGATGCCAAGGATGTCCGCCTGTGACATCCCGGCCTGGGTGCCTGCCGAGGCCATGCCCATGGACATGTCCGAGATTTTGCTCTCCGTCGTGGCCATGTTGTTGCCCAGCCCGACGATGGCCGAGGCATAGTTCTCGGCCTTGTCCTGCGCCATCCCGGTGATGTTGGCGAACTGTGCGAGGTTGGTGGCCGCCGTGTCGGCGTCCATGTCGGTCGCGATGTCGAGCCCGGAGACGGTCTGCGCGAAGGATTGGAGTTTGTCGTCATTCCACCCGAGCTGCGCGCCGAGCCCCTCCAGCTGGAGGATCGTTGAGGCGTCCACCGGCTGCGTCTTCGACAGCTCGATGGCGCTCTCCTTGAGGCTCTGGTACTGGTCCTCGGTGAGGTCGGTGGTCTTGCGCACGTCGGTGAGCGCGCTGTCGATGGTCACCGCCGAGCTGACGCACGCGGTGGCCACGGCCGCGAGCGGGACGGTCACGCTCATTGTGAGCCTGCCGCCCACGGAGGACAGGCCGTCGCCCACGCCCTTGGCGACGGCCTCGAAGTTCGACAGGCCGTCTGCGGCCTTGGCGAATCCCGATGCGGCATACGTGGCGTCTACCAGCGCCCTCTGGTCGCGCTTGAGGTAGGCCTCTGCCTGCGCCAGCTCGCGCGAGACGCGCTGGTACGCGGCGCTCGTGGTGTCGCCGCTCTTGGCGAGGTCGTCCTGCGCCTGCTTGAGCGTGTCGACGCGCTTCTTGGTGGCCTCGACCTTGCTGCCTGCGGCCTTGACGGCCTCGCCGAGCAGCTTGGGCGACGTGGGGTCGAACTTGAGCGCGCCCTGCACGCTCCTGAGCTGCCCCTGGGCCTTCTTCGCCTCGGAGTTGACCTCCGCCAGCGCCGCCGTGAGTTTGGTGGAGTCGCCCTCGAAGGTGACGTAGAGTCCCTTGTACTCGGATGCCACTCTCGGACCCCCGTCCTCCGTGTGCGTCTTTGTCGTGCTAGAAGCTCGCGAGGGCCTCCCTCGCGTCCGCCGCCGTGCCCATCACGTCGCCTCCCTCGCGCTCGCCTGGCGGAATCGAGTCAGCCTGCGCTATCGCCAGCAGGCGGCGCGAGTCGAGGGGGCTCATGTGCCATGCGTCCGTGTACGGGACGCCCATGGAGAGCAGCGACGCCACCACGGCGTGCTCGGGCCACGCGATGCGCTCGGCCGTGGGCCCGGCGTCGCTTCCGGCGCTATCCCTCCTGGGCCTCGCCCTCGTCGGGCTCGACAGCGTCACCGAGTCCGTCTGGGAGCCGAAAAAAGGTGGTGTTCCCCAGCTCGAATACCTTGTTTGCCGTGGTAGCGACCTCGTAGAGGTTCGCCGGAGCGTGCTCGACGGAGGCGCGGAATGCCCTCCATGACGCCTTGGTGGATCCTGCCGCGCGGGCCATTGCCCAGATGGCGGCCAGGATGCGCGGGACCTCATCCCACTCCGGCCAGCTGACGCCGGCCGCGAGCATGCGCTGTCGGTCCGTCAGCAGGTCGTGGATGAGCCTGCCGTTGTACCTCCCCGCGTCCCTCTCGGCGTCCCCGGTGAGCTCTTTGGAGTCGGCCTCGCGGAACTCGTCGGCGTAGACGCGGCACGCGAGGTTGCTCGCCTCCACCTCGTACTCGTGCCCGCCCACGGTCGCGGTCGTGCGATTGTCGTATGCGATGTCTGCCATGGTCTTCTCTCCTTAGTCCGGTGCCACGGCGGGGGAGCCGCCCCACCTTGGAGAGGGGAGGCGCGGCGACGCCCCCGCCGTGGCGCTGTGACGCAAAGTGACGCGAAATGGCGCGAATTTTCGGAAAAAGGCACCACGGACAGCCCCGTCTATCGGGGCACCGTGGTGCCTGATTTCGACTTTCTGGAGCTTCCCCGCCTTATACGCCGGAAGTCGCCATCGTCATGAAGGGGACGGTGTCGAAGGCCTTCTCGTAGCCCGCGTCGCCGGGCTCGAAGGTGACCATGGTCCGCTCCACTCCGTCGCTGCACTCGATGGGCGACGACTTGAAGTTCGAGGTCTCGGCGTCCTCGTTGATGCCCGAGGACGTGTTCGTGGCCGCCGTGAGCGTGGGCGGGTCAGCCGTATTGTTGAGCACCCACACGCGGTAGCTGCCCACATCTCCGGTCGTCTCGAAGCCGAAGGCGAAGCTCTTCGCCACGTCGGTTGGGCTCTCGACGAGCGCCCCGGTGGTCTCGTCCTTCGTCTGGCCGAGGACCTTGGTGTAGAAGTCGCGGATGAAGCGCGCCGCCTGGACCGTCAGCTCCTTGCCGCCCGCTCCGGACGACGTGAAGAAGTTGGGATTGTCGTCAGCCGCGATCGAGGAGGACGAGGAGCTGCCATTGGAGATAGCGACAGACTCCGCGCCTTTGTTCTGCCACGGCTTCTCGTACTTTCCGTCTGTGGGGACGGAGAAGAACATGCGCTTCAAGCCGAAGCGCACCTTGGAGGATTCGGTCATGCCTTACCCCCTTTCCGCCCGGCTAGGAGCCGAGCACCGTCACTGTGTATGTGGTCTCGAGCACCCCGCCGCCGAGCGGCACGGAGCGCCGGACGAATGGCACGCACGCCGCCTGTAGTGCGGTCTCGATGCGCCCCTCGAGGGCCATGTCGCGCCCGCGCGTGTACACCTCGGCTGTGTACGGGGTGACCCTCTGGAAGTTGGCCCCGTCAGCCATCACGTCGGCGCTCGTGCCGGGCACGAGCAGCGCGTACGGGAGGGCGGGCGGCCCCTTCTCGTCAGACTGGTCCCACTGGACCTGCGCGTACGGCAGGCCGGAGGCCCCGAGGACCGAGCAGAGGTCTGCGAGCGTCATGCGTGAAGCCCCCTCAGCCTGTCCGCGCCCACCTCGTAGGCAGGCTCGATGTGCGGGTACGCCGGGACGCGCTCGCCGGTGTCCACGCCATTCACGAACTTCTCGTGGCCCTTCTCAAGCAAGTGCGTGAGGCCCGGCTTCTTCCTGTTGCGGACGGTCGCCTTTACGTGGCCGACGTCGAGCTCGGTCTCGTAGCCCCACCCGGCGGCGTACTCGCCAGTCACGGCAGGAGTCAGCGCGCCGTTGCGCAGCTCGTCCGTGGTCGCGCGGGCCGCCGCCTGCACGTCCCTCCTAAGCTGCTCGTCGTCCTGCGTCACGATGTCCCCCGCGAGCGCCATGAGGGTGTCCGAGAATCCGTCTATCCTGACGGTCACGCTACCTGCCAAGCTGTGCCACCCCCCTTGCGCACGCGAGGGTCACCCACTCACCGTCGCCCTCAGCGCCTGTCACCGCGTACGTCTCCCCACCCACGCAAAGCTCCCTCTCGCCGTCCCAGTCGAGAGCGCGCACGCGCACCGAGGCGGACGGCATGGGCGCGTCCCCCGTGGAGCGGCCCCACGAGGCGGCCAGGTACCTGACCGTGACCGCCGTCGGGGAGCGCACCGGGAGGCCGAGGGTGTCGTAGGACACCCCGCCCGGGAGCAGGTCGAGCGTGCCGTCCGAGGCGAGCTCCGTGAGGTACAGCCACGAGAGGCGGCCCTCGCGGTCGAGCCTCGTCACGTCGTAGACCGCGCCGCCGATGGCCACGCAGTCCGTGGTGGACACGCCTGGGGGCAGCTGCGCCCGCACCTTGCGCGAGATGCCGGAGGCCGCGTCGCCGAGGGCCGCCGCGTCGACCTGCCTGAGCTGGGACGTGGCGAATGGCACCGTGGCCGCCAGCTCGTAGGAGCCGGGGCTCGACCAGTCCGCGCCGCGCACGCGCCACGCGTCCCCGCGCCTGAGCACGGAGAGCACGCCGGAGGTTGCGGCGAAGACCTGCGCCTTAGCCTTGAGCGCCATCGCCGCCCCCGTCCTGCGCCGTGGGCGCGGTCACGAGGGCGCGCACGCACGAGAGCTCCTGCGCGTAGTTGGCCCAGAAGTCGTCGAGGGCGTCGCTCCACTCGTACAGGCACGCGTTGAGGTAGAGCGGCCACGCCGGGCCGTCGGCCACGGAGAAGGCGTGGTCGGCGGGGTACCCCAGCCGCGCCGCGAGGGCGGGCGAGACGGACGCCTCCACGTCGGCGATTCGCGCTTCGGTGGCGGCGTCCTCCCAGGTCACGTTGAGCTTGCGGCGCACAGCCGCAAGCGACGATTCATCGGCCATGCGCTACCACTCCCCTGCTGCTAGGCGCTAGCCTTGGTGGTCACGGTGCCCTTAACCTTGACGTTGACGTACGCGGGCTCAAGACCGCTGATGTCGAGCAGGATCGCGGAAGTGTTGTCCTCGGCGCGACCGAAGGCGTAGGACACCTGCTTGAGGGTGCGGGTGTCCGCCGTGAACTGGAACTCGTCGCTGTACTCGATGCCGCGAGAGCCAGCCACGAACAGGCCGTACTCGTTTGCAAGTGCGAGAATCGCGGTACCGTCGGCCGCGGCGGTGGAGGTGATGACGTTGGTCGGGAGCGGAAGCAGGTCGTTCACGTACAAGCCGTTCACGTTCTGGACGGTCGTGGCGGGCATGACCTTCGTGAGGTAGTCGGTGGGCGAGCAAATGAGGACGAGGTTGCTGCCGTCGGCGCGGAAATCGATGGCCTTCTGCTTGCCAGCTTCGGTCTTAGCGAGATTCGCGACCAGCGCGCCATAGGTTGCTGGCTCGAAGTCGGTGACCTTGATAGCGGTCTTCAGCGGGTAACCCGTGGAGGTGGAAACGGAGACACCATTGTGAATGTCGCGGTCAAGGCCGATGGGCTCGCCCTTCGCGCCCATACCGTCGATGATGCCGTGCTCCAGACCACAGGCCATGGCCTCGCCCAGCACCGCGCGAACGTATCCGTCCATCCACACGGGGCCAAGCTTCAGCATGTCAAGGGACACGACGGCAAAGCAGGACAGCTTGGACTGCTTGATGTCGATGACCTCGAACGCGGAGGTAATCTCCTTCGTGATGGCGTCACCGACATTGCCCCACGCCGTAAGCTGCTCGGAGTGCTTGTTCTTCACCCATTCGGTGATGTAGCCCGTGGTCACGACGGGGATGGCCGCAAGCAGCGGATGGGTGAGCTGAATGTCCTTCATGACCTGCTCGAAGACGGTGGTTGGCATCGCCTTGTCGGGCATGGCGGAGAAGTCAACCAGCGCCTGCTTGGGGTTGTTGGAGGACAGAGCATCGATTACGCCGTTGTAATAAGCGGTCTCGGCGGAAGTCAGCTGGCGGAAGCCACGCTGCGCGAGGACTCGGGCGTCGTTGGACTCGATGGCCGTGCGATACTGCTCGGTCACATCCGCCGCAATGGAATCGCGAAGGCCTGCGACGGCCTGCTCCACCTTGGCGTCATCGCCGTCGCGGAAGGCGGCAGACAGGGCCTGAACTGCCCTCTTGGAGGAATCGTTGAGGTTGATAGGCATTTAAGCTCCTTGCTCTTCGTTTGCGATTGCCGAATAGCGCGCATAGCCGCCCTCGGGCAGTGTGGGCGCGGTTTCGGTGGTAGGCTCTGGCGCTTGCTCGGCGCTCTGCGCGGGCTGGGCGGCGCTCGCCTGCTCGGCGCGCTCGTCCATCAGCTCCACCACGCGCTGCGCGATGGCGTCCACGTCCACGACGGGCGCGGCCTGCTGCGGACTCTGCTCGCCCTTGCACATGAGCGCGAGGGCCACAGACTCGCGCGCGCTCTGCGTAGGCTCGGCATTGTCGGCATCGTCGGCGATGTCGGTCGCAAGCTTCCACTCGACGGCCTGCTCTGGGGAAACCCACGTCTCGGCGGACATAACCTCGTCCAGCTCTTCCGGCTCGATGCCGCCGGGCGCGAGGTACGCGGTTTTGCTCAGCTGAGAGATGACGTCCAAATCGTCGGCCTGCTTGCGCAGCGCCTTTGCGTTTCCGCCAGCGTTGGGGAAACTCGGCTCGTGCAGCATCAGCAGCGACGCGGAGTTCATGACGCGGCGCTCGCCTGCCATGAAAATCACGGACGCAATCGAGCATGCAAAGCCATCGCACACGGTGGTCACGTGCTTGCCGCTCTGACGCAGGGCATTGTAGATGGCAACGCCCTCAGCCACGTCTCCGCCGTAGGAGTTGATGTGCACCTCAATGTCGGTGACCTCTGGCGGGATGGCCGCGATGGCCTTGGACACGTCCAGCGCGTTGGTGGTGGTGCCATCCCCGTCACCGCCCATGAAGATGGCGAGCCAATCGGTCTGGGCAATGTCTCCGTAGATGGTCATCTGCGCCGTGGTTGACCTCACGTCGGTCGTGAGCTGCATGACGCGCGGGGCCTTATCTCTAGTCATTTCCATTCGTTTCACCCCCCGCCGCAGACTCGTTGTTCTTCGTACGCTGGTATTCGTCAGCCCAGGGCTCCGGGATGGGGTCCTGGCCGGTGAATCTGCGTATCTCGTTGGGGTTGTCGACCGTCGCGCCGACGAGCTTCGCGGCGGCGTCCGCCACCTGGAAGATGTCGACGTGTCGGATGTGCGTCGTGTCTACCGTCGCACGGGCGCCGCGCGCCCACTCGGCGCGCGTGTACGTCTTGCGCGTGATCTCCTCGGAGAGCATCCGCGCGATGGGGTCAACGCCGAAGGTGAGGAAGGCACCCATCGTCGCCTCGAAGTTGTTGACGTTGCCCTCCAGCAGCGACGCGGGCATGTGCATGCACGCGGCCACCACCGAGTACATGTCCCGGCGGATGCCGGTCACGTCCTGCGTGGCCTGTCCGGCGGTCTTGGAGACGTCCGCCGAGGCGCGCTCCATGGACTGGCCCTTGTAGAGCGGCATGATGCCGTCGTCAGAGCGGACGAACTCCCTCGTGGCGGTCTTGAGCTGCTGCTCGACGGCCTCCTGCTGCTCCTTGGTGCCAGTGGGCGGCCTGTCGAGGTGCATGAGCCACTTGCGGCCCATCCGGTCCCTCGTGGAGCCGATGACGGCCGCCGCGAGCCTGTCGTAGGCATCGTCGGACCTCCTCTGGAGGGCGCGCCAGCCACCGCCGACGCCCCTCATGTCGAAGGCGTAGACGTCACCGGACTCGAGGGGCCGCCCCACGACCTCGCTCGACCCCTCCACGGAGAGGTTCCTGTACAGCGCGGGCATGCCTGGGCGCACCTCTGGCTCCGCGCCACCGTCCGCCACGTAGATGGACGTCTGCGAGCCGCGCCGCACGGGCACCACGACCGCGCGGCCGTCGTCCACGAGCAGCCGCCCCAGCAGGTCGGCCATCATCTCCGACCTCGACTGGTTGGGGTTCGGCGAGACGTTCCACAGCCACGCGCCGTCCGCCGTCGCGTCGGGCTCCCCGCCCTGGCCGTAGAAGCGGACGTCGCAGAGCTGCAGCGCCGAGATGACGTAGCCCGCCATGACCTGGCGGGCCTGCTCCATCCAGACGCACGCCTCCGCCGCGTCCGCCGTCCCCTCGGCGCTCGCCGCCCTGGTGTCGCCTATGACGCGCCCGAGCCAGTCGACCACCCTCTGCCGGATGACTCCCACGGGGCCACCTCCGATGCGCATGAAAAGGGGCCCCTCGCGGGGCCCCGTGCCTGCAGTTGCGTTAGTCACCCAGAGCTAGCTGCGCCCGACGCGCGTGGTGCACGTCGTCACGTGAAGCGTGTTCGGCTTTGCCTCCGGCCCGTACGTGGCGATGGCCGGCGCGGACGGCCCCGCCGCGCTCTCCAGGAGCACCGCGCGCGCGGCCCACCCCATGAGCGTCTCGGTGGAGACCATGTGGGTCCCCGTGCCGTGACCGCCGTCGCCGTCGCACCAGCCGATGGCGCGCATGATCGCGCGGCTCAGCGGCTCGTCACCCGTCTGTGCCATGCGTTCCTCCCATGAGCGCCTGCATCCGGCGCTCCCTGTCGCTGATCGTCCA